CCAGAATACTTAAAGTAATCATAAGACGGTTGGGTGAAATGCATCTTTATGGCCAGATACATTTCATAAACTTCAAAGGGGGACATTAGATAGGGAGTTTTCCTAGGGATGTTTTCTTTAAAAAGTTAAGTTCGGTCGCGTTCCACTTGAGTTTTTCTTTTAGTGGCTTAGTGATTAATTTTGGGACTAGTTCCACATCAATATCATTAGCATCACAGTATTCAACAATTGCGGTGATGTAGTTATATTCTGGGTTTTTTATGATTAGGTTCTCGATTTCTTGTGAAAACTTTTCTGGCGAGTGGAACTTCTTTTCTAGTTCTTTTTGTAGTTCTTGTTTATAATTAAAGGTTTTCATGGTCGTCTTTGAACTTTTTAATGTATTTTTGTAGGAGTTTTAGGTATTTCATAATGTCGGTCTCTATATATGTTTCGACTTCACCACTCTCACAGGCCATTATGATTACTAACTGTTTAGCAGGAATTCCTGTAAGTTCCAACAACATCGCGGAATATGCTGATGCCTGGACAAAATAATTGCTAATCCACTCGCGGGGTTTTGGTTTAGCCGAAGTTTTGTAGTCTATAATGCTAATTTGATTATTATATTCCCCGATTGTGTCTGCGGTACCGGCGACACCAAAATAATCAGAATAAAGAGGAATTTCAACACCAATAATATTGTTGATTTTGTCTACTTCTGGCCTGATAATTTCAAATAAGGTTCTGGGTAGAGGGGCCGCTTTTGGTAGGGGCTCGTTTGCCAGATAATGTTCAACAAGAGAGTGCATTTGGGTTCCTCTTGTTGTTGCGGCCTTGGTGATCCTATTGGCCTCTTCCTCTCCAACTCGTTGCCTCCATAGAGCAAACTTTTCTTTAGTATAATGAGAAGTAACCGTGGTAATAGAAATGTAGTTCTTTAATTCATCAGAATCTACTTTTTTATAAAAACGTTTCCCGTCTATATGGAATCTTTCTAACTTTGGAACTTCTATCGGCTTGTGTATAAACATTTTATCTGGCTCTGATCTTGGTGTAATTGTAGCATGGTCTCCCGGATTTGTCAAGAGGGATTTGAAAATAATCCAAGATTGTGTTTTGCAACAATGTACTCTTTAACCAAAGAGGACCTACAAATATCATCAATACCAAAATTAATCGTCTCAAAAGATTCCATTTGGCCAAGAATCTTTAAGAACAATGCGGCCCCGTCTTTTTCTGATTTTTTTATAAGATCCGACTGGGCAATGTCACCACTGAAATGTATCTTACTATCCAGACCGACTCGTGTGATGATACTGTCTAATTCATGATTATTACAATTCTGAAATTCATCAACAATTATAACGGCCTCGTCAATTGTCATCCCACGAATAAAACTCGTCGGCATAAAGTAAAAACTCTTCTGGGCCTTTAGGTTCCCATAAAGCATCTCATACTTTTCGTCAGAATTAAAATCGAAAAGATTTTTGATCATATACTTATAAGGTACTTCAAATTCCGCAATTTTTTCAGAAATTGATCCAGGAAGAAATCCAATATCGCGTGTTGCAACGGTGGATCTGACGACAATTACCTTTTTATAAGGAGTCGAGGGATCCAGGACTTCTTCTAGGGCCTTGTAAAGAATACATAAAGTTTTGCCCACACCAGGGTATCCATGGGCCACGATGTTTTTGCCTTCATCATAAAAATCAAAAAGTCGTTCTTGATTTTCGGTTAATGGTTGGAGTTCGACTAAATGATCAAGAGTTATTAGTGGTGATTGAGTTTTTTTCTTGTTTAGTGGGATGTTTGCTTGTTGCCTGGATTTACGAGTTGCTCTTGATCGTGTCATAGGGTGTCCATTTTTGAATTCATGCCGCCTGATTTCTTTGCTTTTTTTAAAACCTCATTCCAGCTAGGATGAGACTTGGACAGTTTATCTTGCCAAAATCCTGATTCAGCCGCAGAAGCGCATCCGCAACTCCAGTCCCTATCCCAACCGTCCTTAAAGTTTTCTTCTTTCCATTTTTCCCACTCAGACATAGTAATATTGAGTTCTTTTGTTTCACCTGTGTTTTTGTTAATTACTGGATATAAGGGCATAATTTACCTATTGATTGTTAAAGAACGATTTTCAACCTGAGAAATAGTTTCCATTGCAGATTCAACATCATCTTGAAGATAAGACAACTTTTTCTCTGGCTCTATTTCATCTACTTTAAGATAAGCCTCTATAGCAGCGAATCTATTGGCTAAATGGTGATAAGCAGTCTCATAATCAATTGCATTCTCATTGTCACCTGTAATTTTACTAGGAATAGTCCCAGTAGTACTTACTTCTACTTCATATTCAGTTAGATCGGTCTGATAATACGGATATGAATACATCAATAATCCTCCAAAGTTATACTAGATGCATCATCGCATTCGATGCAATCAACGCATTCATCCATTTCTGGATTATCGGCCATAAATTCCATAAACTCTTCTTCGGTCAGAAGAATCTTGAAAACATGACCAGTCTCATGGTCTTTTATACAATAGGATTTCATAAGTTTTATGGGGATAACCTTGCTTTATGTAAACGTTTTTCTTCATAGTAGTTCCAAACATTAGGCGCCCATTCTTTAACAAGTGGAGAAATTTGTTCAGTAAATGCTTGAATTTCTAATTGGGCGTCCATCTTTGCTCTAAGATCCAAAAGATGAAGAACAGAGCGTAGATTAAGAGAAACCACAAAGTTCTGACGAATTGCTTGTGCTAGATAATCCCTAATATGCTCTTCACACATCCCCCTTTCATATTTTGAAGCATATCGCTTACATCCTTCGTAAATGAAATCTAGTTCATCATTATAGTCAACAAGAGTCCATTCATACTTCTTACCATAACGATTTGTATAATACCCAGGAGGACGAACATAGAATACATCCTCTGGACTTAATTCATCCTTTGCAACCTGAACTACACGTTCACCAGTATATCGTTGAGATTGAACATCAAATGTAATACCAACACGGTGAGTTCTTGCCTGCACCATAACGCTATGCACATACCCCGCGACAGAGAAGGTGATGCCTGGATGCTCTAGTGGCCCCCAATGCCCCTTATCGTTGCTCAGGAGGCGATCTACGATCCATTCTCCACACTTAGAGGGTGTTGGGATCTCCTGCTCATGAATAGGCGTTTCTGAATAATCGCACTTTGCAGCCTGGTATATAACCTGCTCGGGGATAGGATAACATTGGAGTTTTACAACTTGCAATCTTTTATCAAGTTCTAGAAGGTCCTTTGCTTTTACTGGTCTCATAATCAATTTTCCTTACGTAGTTTTTTAAGTTTTTTAAACTCTTCTTTAATCATCTTATAAGCCTCATCAGAAGTGAGCTTATCACCCATTTCTAACCCAACAATAATCTCCACTCGGTCTGAAAAATTACCCAGACCTTTTTCAAAATCAGTCAAATCAAACATCATCGTTCCTCCATCTTACAGAAACATTTGGTAAATTAAACTCGGGCTCTTCATAATACTCTGGATCCTCATAATCATCTTTGGTTATAAGATCCCGGATATCAATAACATTTTCATTTTTAGTAGGCATAACTCCTTCATCAACCGTCTCTAATTTTAGTTGCTCAAGAAGAAGTTCAATGTTTTTTATGATCAATTTTATTCGTTCATTCTTCATCGTGCAATAAACTCCAAATTATAACTTTCTGGATTCAGTTCTTGGATTATTTTATGACACCCAACAACCGGATCAACCTCACTACATGTAAAAACATCTGCATAGGCCTCTCCCTTTTCGGGGACAGTATGGATTGAAATATGAGACTCGGCCAAGAGCAAAATAATTGTGACTCCTTGTGGTTCAAATTTATGATAAGATTTTTGTAAGATCGTGGCGCCGCAAAGAAGGGCCGAATCTATAAGTAGTTTTAAAAGAAACTCTAGATCGTCTAGGAGTTCAAACTTACACCCATACAGGTTTAAAATGTAGTGGCTACCCATCAGTCTACGGGAGGATCCGCCTCGGCCTCTTGGATCAGACCCGAAATATAAGTCTCGGTTTCATCCATAACCTGAACCTGATAAAGATTTGATTTCATAATTTTCTTTGCCTTTTTATACTTTTTGATAATGTTGTTAATTTCTTGTTTATTTATTGATAGTTTGAGTTTATTACCCTCACCAAAACCAGCGGACATTTAAGAATTCCTCCTTTTCTTTTCTTTTTTATCCTGTTCTCCCCAGAGTTTAGGGTTCACATTACCATAACCAAAACGAATGTCTTTTACGTTCCGGAATTTGTCATAATAAAGATCAAATAAACTGGCCCGTTTGCTGCATCTACAAACGTCCATCACAACCGAGCCCTGTTCATTTTCATAAAAAACAAGATAAGCATCCTTAGGAAGGCTTCTATCCTTGGCCTGGGCCATTGTGGCATTGGCAAAAAGAAGTTGGCAATTATACCTTTTGGGTAATGTTAGCATTTCCTCTTCTGACCACATCATGACCTCCCACCCCATCGGATGAAAGGATAGGCCTCTTGAATAAGATCGAATGGTAATTTATACCTATCGGTCAGTTTTTTGTCCTTTACGAGGCACATAATCTCGGCCTCTTTTGGATGAAGCCCCTCTAGCATCTGAATAAAAATAGTTTCCCTACGAATAGAACTCAGAGTATCATCACCTCCTTTAATAAAGAAATGAAACTTATTGTATTCATTTCTGAGAGTCGTTTTTAGGTTTCCTCCAACGGCATCAACCATTTTATCATCAATTTGCTTTTTAATTGCCTCAGAAAGAGAATCATTTCCAGGGGCAATATCTGGATTGCTTGAATAAGGCACGTCTCCTTGAGGGAGAACAGTAATTACAGAATCATCATAATTCCAGATAAAAAGGGTCACTAGGGCATCATTTTGATACTTTTGGAGAACCTCAATCTTCTTGGCCCTGGTTCTTTGGGAACAGGCCAGTTCTAGAATCTCATGTTGAAATGGATTAGATGGTAATTCAACTTGTGTAGTCTTGGGCTTC